TTATTTGAGGATTGCCGATCCTGCACCCTGGAGTTTTGATGCTTCGTTGCCACGTTCTACTTTTTTGCCGAACCCGAATGTGTAGGTAGCGGTGATCTGAAACAGTGCGTGGTTTGATGTGGTGAACTCGCGCCGCTGCATAGAGTAACTGGCGGTGTTGAGGACTTCGCGGTTGCCGCGCCATCCCCATCGGTCGAGGTTTTTCAAGAAAAGGCGGATGTTGAGATTGTTGTTGCCCCATCCGGCCTGAAGCCACCAAAAACCTTTTTGAGTCATCCAGATGCCCGACATGGAGCTTGGAGCACTTGAGGAATCGGAGGTGTAGCAGGCTCCGTAGTAGAAGTTGCCGTGGTAGTAGAAGGCTTCGAGCGAGCCCGATAGGCTGAAACGGGAGTAGTCGAAGGGGGCGGTGTCTTTCACATAGTTCTGCGAAAGACTGCCCGAGATCTGAAGGCTGGAGCCGAAAAGAGATAGCGAGGCGTTGACACCATAGTTGACCGATGTGAAACTGCCGATAGGCTGGCGTATGGTGCGCAGGATCGACTCGGGGCGTGCCTCATAGACATAGGCGTAGCGGTTGCCAACAATCCATGCATAGCCAAAAGCTGACAATTTGAGCTTTGACGTAGGCAGAAGAATGTATTGTCCCCATATATCGTAGGATTTTTTAGGATTTAGCGCCGGATTGCCGGTGTAATACATCAGAGGTGATGACTGAAGTATGGTCTCGCTCTTGAGGTTGGCTTCGGCAGGCCATGTGGAGTAATGGAATGTGATGTTAGCCGAGCTTTTGTCGCTGAATGCGTAATTCAGGTTTAGGTCTACCCACGGCTTTGACGATGTCTCTCTGATGTCGTTGAGTCCAAAACGGTTCCATATCCAGCCAATGCCGATGAGAGTGTATAGTTTCTTTGTCTTTAGCGAATAATTGATACCGGTGTTGAAGAGCGACGTGTTTGCGCGGTCATATTTGTCGACAGTACCGGAATAGCGTATGCGGTTGCCGGTGAAACGGTACATTGCCATAGGAGTTATACTGCCGGCGCTGCCGAAGTCGTGGGTGTATTGTACGAGCATTTGTGCAAGGTTGGTCTTGTCGATAGCGGAGCTTGCGATCGGCGTAAGATCGCCCTCGCTGTACAGGAAGTTCTGGGTCGTATGTGTGTTGGCGTATCTTGGCGACAGAGATAGCGAGTTGCCGCGCGGCATAGTGAATACCATTTGACCGTTGTAGATGACAGACCGGTTGTCGTCGGAAGCGCGGTTGGTGTATCGTGATGTCTCCATGATCTCTGGCGAGTATGTCACGTTGCCCGTCTGGTTAGCCTCGGGATGGTTCCAACTGTCGACCGAAACCGTATTTGTGATCATGGCGTTTTGTGATTTATAGGTTGCCTTGGCTGTGGCCCAGAATGAGTTGGTCTTTTCGCGCGACGACAGTGTTTGCGAGTGACGCTCAAAGACTCTTACAGAGCCGTCGGGCTGTGGTAGACGGAATGTCTCTGTCTGGTCGGCCCCGACGGCGTGGTCGCAGTTGCTGTAGTATGCGCCTCCGCCGATGTCATAGGTCATGCGGCGGATCTGTAGCTTGCCGTTGAGTGAAGCCTGTCCGCTTGTGCCCTCGAAATAGTTTTCGATACCCATTGCCTTGATATATCCGCCGTGGCTGTACTGGACAGTGATGAAGTTTACTACGTGCGCGTTGCCGACGAAATGTGGATCGGAGGGGTAGTCGTAGTATTCGACGCGCAGCACGTCGGAAATGCGCATGTTTTTTATGTCGTTCGCCGAAGCGGGTACGGAGTCGATATAGACGGCCACATCCTGGCCGCTGACAGTTTTGACGGCATTGCCTTCGCCGTGTCTGAGTTGCGGGATGGCCATGCGGTTGAGCAGATCATAGCCTGTCTGTGAGGCGCTCTTATGGCGTTTTTGAGGGATGAATACGCTTTTGTCGGCAAATAGCAGCGATTCATCGGCTTTGACTGTGACAGATCCGATCATGACCGGATTGAGATGCATCTCTATGTCCCCAGTGTTGAATTGATGCAATTGACTGTAGGTAGTCATAAATCCGATGCAACTTAATTTGGCGATGACATCGCGGGTGTCGCATGGAATTTCAAATCGTCCGTCAACGCCTGTGATTCCGTAGGTTATGACGGTGGAATCTACGGGTGACAGTAGCATTACAGTAGCGTAGGGTACGGCTTCCGATTTGTCATCGACTGCACGGCCGCGATAGCAGAATTTACCTTCCTGTAATGCTTCAAAAACAAATCGCTGCCCGGCTATGGTCATTGAGACAGGTATGCGGGCTATGATAGCGCGAAAAGCCTCGACGGCATTGTCGGTTTCGACAGTAGCGGTTACTTTATAGTCTTCAAGTTGGTTATATATAAAAGCGATATCGATTTCGGGGTGGTCGTCGCCGATTCTGACAAGAACTTCCGACAGAGGCTTAGATCTGAAATCATATTTGAATGTCGTTGCAGAGGCAACAATGGCAAGCATGACGACGCATGCAACTGATAGGGTTCTTTTCATTGTATTCCAACCGATAGTGAATCACCGAGGAGTCTGATCTCGATTTGCTCAAAAGAGTTCAGAGTGTTCACCACATCTTCGATTGGAGCGGTGGTGTTCCATTTGAGATACATGCGCAGATCTGCGCTTTTGGGAGAGTCAAACCCATATTTGAGCCCATAATTCGATAATATCTGACCAATTATGATGTTCAGTGGCTGGTTCTCGAATATGATTGTCTGAGGTCGCGGTCTTATTGAATCGGTATCAATAATTTCAGCGGTCATATTTCCGGCAGAGTCAGCTGTTTTATCTACAGTCACAGTGGAGACATCTGTTTTTGTGCTGTTGTTCTTGGTGATTACCAGACTTATTCCTAATCCGGCTGCAAAAGCCGTCATGGTTATAAGTGGGATCAGAATGGCCGCTACATTGCGGTGGGTCCGTTTGGGCTTATGATGCTTGAGCCGTCGACGGTTGAATATCAGCCACTCTTTGTTGATGTCGGGAGCGTCTGCGTCGGCATATAGAGCAGATGAGGTTTCTGCTATAGTATTGTACAGACTCCTTATCTCGGGATCGGCGAGTAGTCTGTCGGCTTCTTCCGCAGTGTACCGCTCGGGATTTTCTATGAAATCAAGCAGATGATCAAGTTTATCCATTGTAGGAGAGCTTTTTTCTAATTGTTAAGACCGCGTTGCGCAATGATTTGTACACGCTGTTTTCACTGATCGACAATTCTTTGGCAATCTCTTTGCATGAGTATCCTTCATAAAACCGCATCCTGACAATTTTTTGCGCAGATTCTGTGAGAACTTTGCCGACAGTCTCTCGTATGTCTGCAAATGTTTGCTCGTCAGGCCAGTCATCAGTTGTGTCATCACATTCGAGTCTGATCAGTTCCTCGATACGCTGATGTGTGTTGAACTCGCGCACTCTGTTGTAACATCGGTTTTTCACTGCATTGAGCAGATAGCCGACCGATACATCATTTATGCCACCTTTTATCAGAGCTTCGAATGTATATAATCCGCAAAACGAAAAGTTGCAAACTCCCAAAACGAAGCGATCTTTTCCGCAAAACGAAACGTATCCCGAAAAATCTTTTTTTGCTCCTGTCAAATAAAACAAAAGCCACCGTCAAAGTGGCTTTTGTTAGTTAGATATGCGGTATCTGTTATGTTCAAGCGGCGACTCCGCTGGTTTCAGGGTCTGTGTAAAGCATGATGTCAGTATATCGTGAATTGTAGTTGAGGCAAGCGTTAAATTCCGTCTTTTTACAACGTGCAAATGGATTGCCGATTGCCGGGTTGCGTCCCATCCACTCGCAAAGCTCCATAATCTGAGACTTGTCAGATGTAAAATAGATAAAGTCTTGTCCTGACAAGGCGGACAACACATCGAGATAATCAGACAATCCCCAGTACATCCGATAAATCCCTACATCAGTAGACAGATATGGAGGATCAACCAGAAACACTACTCCCGGCACATTCTTAAAACGATCAACGAGTACTTTATAATCGCACGAAGCAATCTCCAATCCGTCGAGATAGTCGGTTGCCGGAGCATAATTTGACTTGCGAACAGTGTTGTAAAACATTTCCCTTCGCATTCCATCAAGACTCGTGCGGTACTTGCCCGAGAAAAGCAGCGAGGCCGACAGAGTAATATAATCGACATAGCCCGCAGCGGCTTCCTCGGCCTCAAGGAGCGCAAGAAACTTGTCACGCGGAGCGCCTTTGATGGCCTTGTGCCGGGGCAGTCCGGAAACAATCTCCCTTATCTGCTTTAACAGATTGTTTGTCTTCGGGATATTATCTATGCGCTGACGATAGTTGTCAAAGTCGTTGTAAATCACCCGGGCCTCAGGATGACACCGCTTGGCTATATGCGACAGCAAACCTGATCCACCGAAGAGATCGACAAACACTGTCCCGGATGGGTGGTATTGACTCACTATGTCGATAAAGCGACTTGCGAACATGCGTTTCTGTCCCACGAATGGCAGCGGGGCTGATAAATGTAATTTTGCCATAGTTATATTTATACGTTTAACTCAAATTTTACCGCATCCTCTCCTGCCAAGAGCCAGTGCGTATTGTCAATGTTATTGTCGTCGATGTGCACATTGCCTAAAAACAGAGTGATTGACTTTAGGGGCATATCGATATGCCGGGTGATCAGATAGAGATGGTAGATGTCGGCCGGCAGACCGAGATTGGCATCAGAGCTACGCTGATATGCAGATATGACCAGTTGCTCCTCCTCCACCTGAAACTGCACAAGCGACAGGCATGGAGCCTGATTTGTCTCTGCTTCGGTCGCTCCCAGAAAAAGAACATAATTTTTGGAGTTGCGCCGCTCCTCTTTTAATGCGTGCCAGCAGCATAGGCAGCCGCTCGAAATAGGTAGGATAACTGTTGATCAGGATTGCCCCACAGTAGTCCAACCAGTTTATACCCGCCTCCCGATACTTATCCGCCGAACGTTCGCCACGCATGAAAAGGCTAAGTTCAGAACGTAATTTCTTGCGGGCGATATTGTGCCCCTCGAATATCTCAAGCAGATCACATGGAAGCAAAACAAGCTGCTCGTTGAGTAGATAAACAATGCCACCTTTGCGGTTGCACTGTCTGCGGCCATGCTCAAGTATGCGCCGGAGTATTATGTGATATTTATTTGTTTCCATTTTTTTTGCAGCAAAAATATAGCATGCATAAAAATGCTGGAGCGTAATCGTTCCGGATCAAGCTGTATCATATTTGCAGCGGAGCATCAAAACGCTTTACAATGTCATATACCAGCCTCTCCGATACATTATACCGATCTGCCGCTACAGCAACGGCATACGTCTTTTTATCGCCTGCATCAGTCATCTTCATCACATCCATGTAGAGGTCGATATATCTGATGTCCCCAACACGAATTCCTGCATCTCTCAGTGCTTCGATTGACTTCCTGTTAACTTTTAAAAGTTCGTATATTGTCATACTTTTTATTAATTTTGCTGTGTCTCACTTATATTAAAATTATACAACCCAGTCGGCCGGGAAAGCGTAATGCCCCCGGTGGCCGATTGGGTCGTATAGTTGTTAAAATGTAAGTGAGACGACAATTTAACAGACCGGGGGCATTTTATAGCCCCCGGATAGTGTGTAGGTAATGCGTCAGATCATGTTTTAATGGCATTTTATTACTATTTAATCGGTGCTCAAACCATCACTCACTCCTGAACAATATTTGTGGCGACATACTCGAGCCACAACCACGCGAGCACCTTTGCGGCATCAGGGTCTGTAACGACTACAGATTATCACGTTTATAAGCGCTGTTTCTGCATTATATTGGTGTAGGCGTTGCCAGTTATGGGCTCCGGGGTTTCCCTGTTCCTGTCCCAGCACATAACTGTCTATGACTTCCTCATTGAGGTGCCATATATTGTCAGTTGTCATCATATTTAACGAGTATCTTACACTGTGTATAGATTCGTTCTTTTCATTGTCAGATGAATTTAGTAGAATTTTTATGGTGTTTTTATATTGTCGTTAGAATAATGATTGATTGCTTCCTTTGTCATAAGCTATGAATTGGGATGCAGAGCCTTGAAGCCTACAACTGTTGCAAACTCGTATGCCGTATATCCAGCCGGAATCTCGTTTACTAATGCGATAGGCTGTGCTGCTAATGCACCCAAAGTGATAACATTTGCAATGCATGGTCTACTTACAGAGTACCAGAAGTCAACATAGGCAATGTTATTATTTTTAAGTAATAGCCTTATTTTAGTAAACTCGCCACCGGATCTTGTGCCAACAAGTTGTGTTATATCATAGTTGCCAGCATAACTTGCTGTTATAGCAAATACGTAGGACTCGGGATAAGAATGTGTATAGTCCTGTTCAAGTATGAGGAATCCTGTGCGACCATATGAATTGGTTGGCCCTGTTGTTGCTGCTGCCCGATACCACCCTGACGCATTTAAATGCTCACTATAAGTGCTTTGTCGTGACAGTATTGATGAATAAGGGTGCGAACTAAGCATATTGGCGTTATTTGCAGTTGTTGCTGAATTAGCCTTGTTCACAGTACCATATCCTCCGCCCAAGATCGGAGTTTCGCCTTTATAAATTGTCGCCATATATATTGTCAGTGTTAGTTGTGTCATTTATCTCGTCTCTGTCGACCGTTTCGGTCTCATCGGGAGATATGGTCTCATTATCTATGACAGCCCCCATCGCATCCATATATGAATACGTCATATCCATTTCTTCTTCCATATCATTCATAAGACCCGGCATTTCGTTTGTTTGTAATGTGTTTGCAGAAGATGTGCCATCGTCGACAATGTACAGCACTTTATCATTTTTGATTGCAAGAGCATTATACTCGGCCTGCGTCAGGATCTTGACTTGATTATATGATTCGAGTGTGGTTACACGTGGTGCTAATGTATTGATCAGAACAGTGATCTCTGTTTTTAGGCTTTGTAGTTGCTCGGTTGCGGATTTTGCTGCCTCTGCCGCTTCAATGGCTTTTGTGGTGGCTTCAATCGCAGCATTTTTCTCGGCCTCGATATCCACGATCGACTCATCTACACGGTCAGCAGCTTCGTTTGCGAATTTTGCCGCCTCTATTGCCGCGGCTTTTTCTGCAACAATATCGGTTATCGACTCATCTACACGGTCGGCAGCTTCGTTTGCTGCGATTGCAGCGGCATCAGCATCTGTTTTGGCGATATTGAGCGCGGCAATTATGGTGGTGGCGTTAGTCTGACGCAGATCCTCCTGTGTCTGCCGGGTCGACTCCTGACTTTGACGGGCAATTTCAGCCGCCTGGCGGGCTGACTCCTGTGTCTGCCTGGTCTGCTCGTTGGCTTGACGGAGGTATTCGTCCTGTTCAATCAGTCCCCGGGAGTTATCGGCATTGGTGGCGGCCGTGTTGGCTTTAGCCGCCGCAGCCTGTGCTGCCGCTTTCTCGGCGCTTATGTCTGTAATGGCATTCGTCACACGGGTAGCGGCGGCATTGGCCTTGTCTGTGGCCATGTTGGCATTGGTCGTCGCACGAACACAAGCATCGATCTGTGCATCGACATCCTTTGTCAACAGTTTCAGCGGGGCGAGAACATTTTTTTCAACGCCGCCCAATGAGTAGCGCGCCGGAAGGGAGGTGATACCGTCAAGGCTCGTGGCTTCCTCGATGCGGTCTATCGCCGTGCCATGGGTACGGAGATAGTCAAGGAACACCGGGGCAAGCTTGGCGCAGAACGCCTCAAGCTCCATCTGCGGGGTCTGTATCTGTCCCATGGCCCCACCGGTTAGTCGTTAAGCATCTCGGCTATGCAACCGGGAACTGAATTATACACAACCATCACTTCCTCACTGGTAAGGTCGTCGTAAGGTTTGAGCTGCGTGATGAGGTAATTGCCGGTGGTCTCGAAACTCACGGAGCCAACATCAGCACTCCCCTTCTTGATGGTACCGCTGACAGTAGTGTTACCGCCGCTCACAATCTTTGTGAAATGGATCTCAACTGCCTCGCTGATTTTCTCAGGGGCGTAGTTAGTGGTTGAGTTTTCTGCTTTCTTTTCCATGTTTAATTATTTTTTGATGGTTAGACGTTGTTCTCGATTATGTCGGCCACTTGACCGTAGGCACCGCACGAGTATGCCTCTGCAGCAATCTCTTTCAGAAGCGTGCCATCTTCGGTGGTCAGTTCCACTTCACCGGGGCTACAGGCTATTTTCTGACAAATTTTGTGCAACGCGTACTTCTTGTTGGGTGGCAGCGGTACGCCCCCCACGCCGTTAAGGTTGAAGATCACGAGGCAGAGCGACTCGGCTATGTTGGTCCCTTTGCCTGTTTTCTCGTTGATAACTTCATTGCCGAAGCAGTCAACGAACGGTTGGTTGAAATTCACTTTCATAATTCTCTTTATATTTGTAATATTTTTAATTCTACCAGTTACGCGGAAGTTTGTACTCCACCCACGCACCATAGTATGCTGTATTGTTGACAGTTCTAATAAGATCACGGCACCATACAAGTTCTATGCTGTCACCTTCGCTGCTGAGATCCCGCATGTTGTTACCGGTAATGGTATTGACACCATCGCATATCAGACATGGCATCGTAAAACGCTGCGAAGTACCGTTATAAGTGTAGCAGTAACTCATCTTTATCTTAACTAATCCCGGTCCCAGCCGCTTGATCCTTACTACATGTCCATCGTCATACAACTGCATCATAGGCAATGTGAGAGTCAGATCAGATGTATTTATGCAGATTATATTGTAGCCGGAGGATTTGATTGTGTACGAAGCATCTGACACGATTTCTGTGCGCATGGCAAAGCCAGAGATTGTACCGCCACTGATATGGATGGCACTGTTATTCCTTGCTCCACGTGCGCCTACAAGCATAGCGTAATTTTGCCCCAGTCCCCACCAGTCAGACTCGTCATAGTTCTCAAAACGAGCCACACCCCTCGCGCCTGAACTTGCCGGAAATACATTACCTCCTATACCGGCAAAACATTTATGAGGATCATTGCGGAAGATGATATAAGCATCATTCACGAATGCGCCGTCATCATTGCAGTTGGTAAGACCGCTGCCTGACACAACAAAACCTCCTATGTGCGTGGTGCCGTTGACCTCCACACGGAAGGAGTTGTTCATCGTCACCATGCCGTTGAAGTTAATTTTCGAGGCGCTGATAGTGACGGACTCGGCGCTTTGGTTGATCGCCGAAATGACCCCGTCCTTTTCAACACGCATGGCTATCTGGGTGGAGTGCACGTTGATGCTCGCCTCTGCCATGTTGACACGTCCGGTAAGGGCATCCACGGTCGTTTTGGTGGCGTATATCTGACTGGCATAGGCTGTCGTCACAAGCCCGCTCGTATTGGTAAGCCTGCCGGAAGAGTCAAAACTTCCCACCACCGTGCTGATCTTGTCCTTGTTCTGCAGTATGTAGCTTGCGGCGTCCTGCTGGTCGGTTATGTCCTCCCACTTGTTACTGTTGTCATATCCGATATAACGGTAGGTATGGCCATCGGAGGTGTTGTGCCATGTGGCACCCACATTCTTATGCTCCTGACCAGATGGCCACGAATTCCAAGGATTATTCGCCTGATTGTACACCTTAGCGTCACCCGCACTGTTGGCTATGGCGGCAACCGCCTCTATCCTCGCCTTGGCGGTGCCAAGGTCGCCCTGCACGCCGGTCACCGCGGAGCTGATGGAGTCTGTATTGATACGCAATGCCGATATGGCGCTTTCGTTGGCACTTATCCGGGTGGCATAGTTGGTGATGCTGCCCTCGGCAGCATCAAGCCTTACACCAAGGCTCGTGACTGTACCATTGAGTTTGTCGTACCTATCGGCATAAATACGGATCTGCTCCTCTGCCGCGTCAAGCTCTATCCCGAGTTGCGTAACGGTGCCTTTCAGATTATCAATATTGGTACCGAGCAACCGGATATTCCCGGCTGTCTGGATTATTTGCGTCGAAACCTCCTTCTTGAAGTCGTCGAGGGGCTTGTCTGTGACGGATAATATCGACACATACATGTCGCCGGTATATTGCAGCACGAAATCGCCCTTACCGTCCCATGTGCCCTGCCATTGCAGGTCCTGCCACTCCATGGAGGCGGTGACGGCTATTGTCGCCGGAACCGGAAGGGAACCGGGCTCCGAGGTCGCGCCGCTCATGCCGACGGTCAGGGTACCATCGGTTCGGGCAAGGATACGGATGCCCATATACAGGGTGTCCTTGACATCAACCCATTGGTCGGTCATGTCGTTGTGCGTGGGCGGCACATACTCCTTGTGGGTGCCGGGCTTCCGGATCAGCGCGTTCGCCTGACGGATAACACTCTTTTTCAGGTGCAGTACGTTGCGTCCGTCGAGCTGCTCGATACCGGCTATCCTGCCGTCGGCGATATAGGTGTTGCCGTTCATCAAGAGAGCCTCCCCGTTGGAGGTTATCACCTTGCCGTCGTCCTGCACAGTCCAGCCGTCCATAGTTTCGTCAAATGTGGCATTACGCAGGTAGTTGTCATCCTCGGTAAGCTCATAACGCAGGTTACTGTATCGCGTTGCGAACATCGCCTTGAGCATCTCTATCTTCGCGTCGATGCTCTCCCCTGTACGGCGCAACCGGAAGTCGCCCACGGCATACAGGTTGGTCAACAGTTCGCCGAAACCGTCAAGCCACCCGAACAGGTGATGGTGTATCCCTTTCAGGTTGCCGAGCCTACCTTTCAGATAGTTGTCGGGATCGGTTTTCATGCCATAGACAATATCCATGTAAGGGGTCGCGGTGCCGACAGTGATTATCTGGATCAGTCCCTTGCGGTCGGCATCGGTGGCGTTGTCAACCCTCGTGAACGTGTCGCCCTTGGATATGACATCAGATGCAGACCTTCCATCTGCCGAGACGAAGTTTTTGAACTCCACCCAGTCAAGGCGGTTTTCTCCGTCGCTTTGGTCACCACATCCGGCATCGGTGATGATAAGCTCGTAATGCTTGGTGATATAATGGTCATCCTCTGTCGAGGGCATCCCATTATACTGCTGCACCATGATATAGTCATCAACACGGAAGGGATTGTAGAACTTGCCGTCATGCGTCTGGAGATATACCCTGCCTGTCGCCGGATCATAATGATCCACCTCCATCATGCCTGTAAATATCCGGTTGTCGTTCTCGCCGAGCAACTGCGATATTACCATGGTGAAGACACGCAGGGTTCCGCGCGCAACTATGTCGTCGAATTCTGCCGTGTATTTGGTCTCGGGTATGCCGAGAGCATTCAATACCTCGCGTTTGAATATGGCCCATCCCTTGCCTCCGATGAAGCCGGAGATGAAGTCCTCGCTTGACAGCTGCCCCCGGAATTCAGACGCGCCGTTGACCTGCAACTGCGCAAGGGTGGCCTTGAGTCGGGCGAGCAGCTCACCGAACACAGCGTTGCCGTCGGCATCGACTTTCGCGCCGCTCAATCCCTCCTTGTAGGTGCCTACTTCGAGTCCGGCAAGGAACTTGATCAGACCCGCCGCCTCGTCGTCGTGAAGCCGTGACAGTGCCCGCTTGGCTATCTCCTTGATCGCGCGCAAAGCGCTCATGAGGTTGTTGTCGGTCAAAGGCGTGCCGTCCCCGGTTTTGACTATATCCGGCAAATTGCCCCGTGACAGTTGCACGTATGCCTTCACCTCGTCAATATTGCCCTTTATCTTGTCAAGGGCACCAGTGGAAAGCGCATCGCTGATCTCGAGGTCCATCTGCGACGGAAGGTTGACCTTGCGGGTTATCTTCGTTATCCGGCTGTCCTTGTAGCCGGTTTCCGGAAAATAATCGGGACTCTCAAGCCGGACACGCTGCCCCACATGAAGCTCGAGCTTGCGCCGCTCAATCTCTATATAGTCCGTCGGGGCCTTGAAACAGGACACATCGACACAGTGCCGGCGATTGTACTCATGCACGGCATCAAGGTATTCGGCCTCGGCAAGCGCGTAATACTCATCCGGCATACGCATGTTCCATGGTATGTAACGGTCACCCGGCTTGGGAACAAGCACACCGCCCGGCAATTGTCCGGAGCCGGTAAACTGGGTGATTATCTCGAACTCCCGGGTATCACTGTCAAAATTGATTTCAAAATAGTGGGTGCCGTTGTCGTCGCTTCCCAGTCCGGCAAGCTCGCTGCCCTCTTGGAATGTCACACGTTTTACCAATGTGCCGAGGTCATAATTATTGGGATCGAAAGGCAGATTATTGTCTATGAAATAATATACCGTGAATTTGTCGCCGTCATCATTGGTGCGCTCCTCGCTGCGCACGCTGCTTACCGTGCCGGTATAGCGCGGGAATATGCCTGCAAAGGCGTTCTCCTCATAATGATGGATAATGCCGTACTTGTCGGTGTTGACATCCACATACTGCGCTCCTCCGGGCAACTGCAGCCGGCTGTGACCGTATTTCGCCGGATCTATGTTTTTCGACGATCCCGTGGGGAACAGGCGCGTATAGACCTTTGCGTTGTCTGCCACATCGGGCTGTATCTTCGTCAGACCGTTCCGGTAGCCGAGAGTGACACGTTCCCCATGTTCGCAACGGCACAGGTTGACGGTGGTGCCCTCTATCCAGTATTCGGTGCCGGCTGCATCAGCCACCGCCTTGAGCCCCTCGTCGCAATATTTGCCGTGGTAGTCCACAACGATATTGTCGCCGGATTCAACGGTACCGACCTTCCAGTCATTGGTCCCGAAACCGGCATTGATGGATTTCACGATGAGCGCCACGTGCTCTCGGGGCGGGGCTGTCAGCGTGAACACCGGCTCATTGCCCCCGTCTGTGGTGTTGAGGACAAGGAACCGGGAGATCAGGTTCTCCAGCCCGTAGAACTTCATCGAATATTCCCACTCCATCGTGGATCTCTGAACCGGGCGGTATTTCTCGGTCAGCCAGTAGCGCCGCCAAAGGAAGTCCACATAATCGTTGACCTCAAACGACACACGACGGGGCAATGTGAAGGAAATATTCAGGACATTGCCTACCTGTATCTCCTCCACCTGCGTACTGTTGTCCCTCGGTTCTACCGAGAGTTTCAGCGTGCCGTCTCCTGAATATATTTTAAGTTCCATTCAAATGCCGTTTTAATGTTGTCAGAATTCGGGGTTCGGCTCACGGAATTTGACCGTGAAACGCGCCGCCACCATGCCGCCGCCTATATCTTCCAGATGCTCGTAGTCCGAGCAGTCCTTGTAATAGACATGGTAGGTGCGGCCAAGTTCCGGGACTCTCATGTCAAGCCAGCCGTCGATGCCTTCTTTCAGGAATGACACGAATGCGTCCCGCCTTGCGATGAAGGACGCCTTGTCGGCAGCTGCGACCGCAAACTTCAACGCTATGTCGCGGGGTTCCCATTTCTGCACGAGCTTTTCGGGCAGCTTCTCGCCGTCCTGCTCCCGGAAGCTGACCGCGACATGGCTTTTCGTTGCCGGCGGTTTCTGGAGGGCGGAGTAATTCTTGGTGTCGCCCTCCTTCTCCTCCGTGAGCCATGCGCCGAAGTCACTCCAGACATCGCGCCCGTTTATATAAAGCAGCCCGTTCATTATATCGGTCATAGTGATCTCAGTTTTATTCCGTTCGTACGCAGTTCATGTATATCTTCGGCCATCTCCGGCAACGACTCGACATTTTCCAGAATTTTGCCTATGGTGTCGCACAACTGCCCGAACGTGTCCATGAAACCGTCAAGGGTCTCATCGATGGAAGCAGCGTGCATCTGGACGCTCGTGAACAGGCCCTCGAGCTTGGTGCCCTGCTCCTGACTCATCGCGGTATATACGCCGGCCCGGGCGCTCTGGGAGCCTCCCGCGGTGTCACCGTCGTTTTTCCATAGGTCAAAGCCCATGGCGGCCGCTTTCTCCTTCCATGCCTCCATCCATGCCTGTGCGGCATCCACGTTTTTGCCGATATTGTCATAGAAGCTGTCGATTACGCCCATGGCATCGTTGGCTATGGCCTCCTCGCTTTTGCCGCTGCCGTAGACGCTTTTCAGTTTTTCCTGAAGATCCGCGAACTTGTCGGCAAAGAACAGCGAATAGGCTATCTGCTCCCCGAGGTTCTCGAGGACTCCGGCGGCATTGGCCGCAAAGTTTTCCAAAGCAGTACCGCTGCCCTGCAACGCCGAGGTGACGGCGTCCATGATCCCAGAGCCCAAACTGCCGAATGTTTCGGTCAGGTAGTTTTCAAGCGACTCCTCGGCCTCGTCCATCGCATCTTTAAGCTCTATGAGGTTCTCAAGATACCCGCGTGTCTCGTCACTCATTTTTCTGGTGTCGAGTACCACTCGAAGCATCTCGGTATCGAGCTCACCGTTTGCCTTGATCAATTCAGGATATACGCTTAGAATAGAACTGTATACATCCTTTCCTTTACCCCACCCGAATAGCCCCGTCTTTTTATGACCGGTAACTATCTGGGAGTTATAGAGTGCTCCGACTCCGGCGTTATAGGCATCAAGACGATTGCGATACGTGCCTCCTGCATCGTTGGTTACACGCTCTACGACTGTCTGTGCCGGAACATCGCCAAGCAGCTCGGCCTTGAATTGTGCCAATGCCTGACGATATACCTCTATAGCATTTGCCGCTTTGGCAACCCGTTTTTCGCCAAAAATACTCTCGGCGTCTTTCATCAGCAGGTTCTGTTGCAGCAAAAGCAGGTTGTATTGACGTTGGAAATCGAGCTTGGCGCGCTCTATCTCCTTCAGGGCTTCCTTGTGTCTGGCTTCAGCGGTGAATGCCGAAGTCAGAAACTTCGCTCCCTCTCCGACAGCAGCACCTAAACCGCCGACAATTCCACCTTTGGCAAACCCCTGACCAATATTTGAAATGGCTCCCATCACCTGCTGCGCACCGTTGACCGCGTCCGCAACCTCACTTTTGCCGAGATGTTCAAGCATGGCACCAAGCTCCGCACCGGCTTCCTGCGCCGCACCGGCTATGGTGCCGACCGCACCGGCTATCTCTTTGGTGCCATCAGCCCCGCGCAATCCTGATATACCGGTTTTGAATGCCTGGAATATACGTTCCCATTTGCTGGTGGCACCCTTGCCGCCTCCGAGCAGCTTGTCAAGTGCCTTTTTCAGTTTGTCAAGTTCCGCCGGACTGGCCTCTATATTCTTGAGTTGCTCCTCGCTTATGAATGTTAGTCCTTCCGCGGCACCCTTGCCGTTCAGATAGTCACGGAGCTTCCGGGCCTGTGCGATAAGCCCCTGCAATGCATCCAGGCTCATGCTTGAGTAATCACCGAACAGGCTTCGCAGAAAATCATTATCCTGCGCCATGCTGCGCGCCTCCTCATCATTGATAGACTGTATGCCATGACGCATCTTTTCACGGGCGACCTCTATAGCCCTGTCTATCTCCTGACTGTTTTCTGATGTTTTGGCTGCCTCCAGTGCCGCAATATCAGCGTCACCCTGTCGTTTTATAGCTGATCGCTGCGCCTCATAGTCCTGGTATTTCCCTAAAAGTGTCTGCAGTTCCTCCTCGCGTTTCTTTTGTCGGTCGGCGGCATCTTTATTCTCCCGGGCGGTAATGCCTGCAGTGGTAGCATCGTAGATCTGTGCTGCAAGAACCCGCTGAGTTGCAGCCTGCGCATGTATGTTGGCAAGCTGTTCTGGCGTCACTTTTTCTCCGGCATCTCTGAGCTTGTTATACAGTTCCACCCTTTGCTGCTCCTCGCCGTTTATACGCTCCTTCTCCCTCTCGAAGTTCAGAAGGGTCTGGGCACGTTCTTTCTCGTATCCATCGCGTATAATATCAAGACGACGATCCTCTATACGTCTTGCTGCCTCGAGTTCCATTTCGGCAAGGGTATTTCTCGACTTGAAATGTTCGGAGGCGCCTGATACCTCGGGGGCCACAAAACCGCCTATATGAGATTTATTGTGCAATTCCTCCATCTGACGTTGCAGCGCTTCTGCTTCGGCAAGGCTCGCACGACGTTTGTCTGTAGCTTCTTTCAGAGCTTTGTTATATGCCAGCTCCGCCGGATCACTGCCATAATGCCCATTTTTACCTCCTCCGAAAAACATATAGGCCTTACCGCCCGCACCCCATAGAGGACGATAATGCTCCACCCCGTTAGCCTCAATGTTGGCCACTTCTTCATCAGCTTTTACCGCTTTGTCTACCAGCGCCTGCGCTTTAGCCTGCATGAACAGCATCTGTACGTAGTCCTCGCCTTTCTGAATAAGGATATCATACCATTCAGCAATAGTGTTGTAATAGCCAAAACTTTCCCCATATTTACGGTTTAGTTCATCGACTTTTACGCGCTCCTGTTCTTTGGTCCCTGTAAAATCTTTCAGACTTTTCGTCGTTGTCTCGAGTTCATATCGGGCCTTGACCATCTGGGCTCGACCGGAACTTTCAATTTCGACAAGTTCGCGAGCCTTTTCCGCCGCCTTCTCCTGTGCGTCTGAATACTTGTCCCATGCTACTACAAGGCCGGTCACAACAAGCGAAAGTCCAAGTGTCAGCGTTGCCATGAGAGCGGTGGCCGCGGCATTTGAAATTCCCAGTGACACCGCCAATCTTGTGTTGGCAGCCGTTAATAGATCCTTGGCTTTACGAACAGTGACAAGCCGGAATGCAGAGTCTTTGTTGAGTGTGTTGAAAACCTGCTGCAGCCCCATGGTGACAGCCATGACGCTTTGTACGCGGGTCTGGATCTTGATCAGGCTTTCATTTTCGGAGGCGAAGGCTCCCATTATGCCGGTGGCAACAGTGAAAAGTCCGGACAATCCGCTGATACCGCTCATCACGCCTTGCACCCCGGCATCGTCGTGTGCAAGTATGTTGGTCTGAGTGCGCAGGTCGCCAATGGTGTCGGATAGAGTAGCGGCTTTGGCTGCCATATCCTGATATTCGCGGGTATTCTGTTTCCCCTCGAGGCGCATACGGGCCATAGTGTCGAGAAGCTCGCGCAGTTCCATCGAGAGGCGCTTGGTGGATGAGGCCGTTTTCTTGTGCTCCTCCTCCATGGAAGCGAGCGTCAGTTTGTCCTCGGCGAGAGCTTTGGTACAAGCCTCTATCTCGGCACGCATTTCCAGTTGTGCTTTGCCGGGCCCCATCCGGTCATACTGCTTTTTAAGCTCCTTGAGACAGTTTTCCACATATTGTATCTGTTCCTTCTGGGCGGAAATGCGCTCGGTGATACTCTTGGCCACCTTCTCCGCTTTGTCACCCAAAGACTCAGCAGACTGCCCGGCCTTGTCAAGACCGGGTGTCAGCTTGTCTCGCATGAGGAATTCTATCTCGACAGGTTTCATGTCGTTTTACTGATTCTGCTGTAATTTCGTCTGAAAAAATCCCGCTGTGCTTTTGGGCCGCTTGCCCTTTTCCCGCCTACCTTCACTTTTACGTCTGTTCTCATAGTGTGGGGCATCGGCAAGCATCATACGCAAGGTCTGATAATTCACTTTCCACATTATGTGGTTCTGACTCCAACCGGTGGCTGCGGCTATCTGCCAGATAATGCCAAAGGGGCTATGGCTCCCGACATATTCGGTGGTTAACTCCCCTTTGCTTTTTGGCTCGTTCTCGGAGCAAGGGGATTCACCCGTTCCACCGATTCGATAATGTTCATAAAAGACTTTGTGCCAAGCAACGTGATAAAACGCAGATTGGCTCCTTGAATCCATCTGTCATCTACCATCCATCTCAACATCCATGATACTATCGGTGCAAGTAGCCGGCCACTGAACGGTCCCCTGCATATTGTAAGGGCTACCATCTTGCTCACTTTTTTGCCATGAAGTGCCATATATGCCAGCTCCTCATGCTTATTGAACCGTCCCATAGCCTCATGTGTAACTCCAGTCTCCAGATACAGTTTTGCAATTCGTATCTGGTTTCCGAGACATGGCCTTTTCATTGTAAGCCGAAGTTGCAGTGGATTATACCGAAATGGAATCTTTATTCGGAGTAGAGGCAGCGACACTCCAACATCAAGCAGGGCGTCAGCTGCCTCTATTTCAATTTCCCGCTTCATGGCTTAGTCTGCACCGGACTGTGTAAGAGCTACAGTGGCTTTCTTTGTAGGATCAGATGCAAGCGTGAATTCCACACTTCCATTACGCGCCTCTCCTGCGTTAGCCGAAGCAGTCACAGTGATGTGCCCGTTGACGATCTCCATTTCAAAACCAACGGGCAACACACCGGCTGTGAACGGCCCGGATGCGTTAATCTCTATCACATGACTTTCTCCGGCCGCTGAGAAAGAGCACTGCGTCGGAGTTGCCGTGATAAAAGGAGTCGTTGGGTACATGGCGAAAGGCGAACCGCCATCTGCAGACTTGATCATTTCCAGTTCACACTCTATGCCGAGAGCACTGTCGCCGCCGATTTTGCCGCGTACAAGACCATCAAGAGTCATGTTCTTTATCTCGATGGTCTGACCGGTGCCGGCAAGTATTTTCAACGGTCCCGCCAGACTAACAGATTCAGCCGGAGCATCCCAGCGTTCACCAGTCACAGTGCCTCCCATGACATCCTTACAGTTCTGCGGAAGAAGCTCGATAAGAGTGAACTTTAAAATGTTCGTGCCATCTTTCTTCTTGATTTTCTTTACCGGGGCATTGCGTACCTGCGCTCCCCACAGCTTGATATATTCCGCAGAGTCGCCTCCCCAGTCTATGCCGTCATCAGAAATGACACCGATTTTCTTGTTGTTGAACACCAGCGCGTCAAGCAGCATGATGTAACCGTCATTTGCATACACCAT